AATGTTTTCACATTTCCACGGTCTTTGAGTCTACGCAAAAGGGCGTTGTTGTTTGTGACGTTATCAGCTAACTCACCAGTACGGCTTTGAATGTTGGTCGCAATGATGTCGCTGATACTTGAATTGGCAAATGCCATAATAATTCTCCTGTATCAATTAAAGTCGTGCAGATAGTTGGTCAAATTGCTCTGCCAATAAACTGCGCCTGTCTTGAGTATTGTTTTTGGTAGCAATCCCTGGTGTGGAACTTTTTACCGAAACCGCATTAGCCCTTGCAGATTTCGCTGCTCGGTCTGCCGCTACTCGTTTTGCGTTATCCAATTCGGCCTGTTTGCTGATTTGTACGCTGTCAAATAACTCAGGGTCGAGGCGCACAGCTTTTTCATATGCGTCCTCTAACGTCTGCGCCACGCCACTCTGTAGGAGTTGAATCATGGTCGGACGCGCTTCTTCAAAATATTCAACCTTTGAGCTAAATTTTTCAATTTCGCCTAAAAGCTGCTGATTTTGAGCTTGCTCTTGTTGCTGTTTCCAGCCAATCACTTCGCCACGAACATTGTTCAGTTCGTTTTGAAGTGCATAAATTGTTGGGTCAATTCCTTGGGGGACGTTGACTTCATTTAAGTTTACTCCATATTGCTGCGCCAATCTACTAAATAATTGCAATTTTTCTTGCCCATTACTAGTACGCAACATATGGTCAGCTTCCAATAGGGCTTTAACAGCCCTTGGAGTGTCTAAACCCATGCCTTGGATGGTCTGCAAGTAGGGATTAACAACTTCGTTAATCTGATCTGCAAACTGTGCCTTAGAAATCAGAGGCTCAACGCCCTTGCGCATTTGTTCTTCACGTTGCCAAGCATACTCTTGCATCCTTGGATCGGCAGTTTGCCAAACTTCGTGATAATCCTTCTTCCAACTTGCTGGCGCACGTTTCCAGACGGGTTCTTCTACAGGTTCTTCTACAGGCGCTTCATTCTCAGAAGCAAATTTCCCAGTATCGTCACGTTGGAATTTTGCGGGTTCGGCTTGAGCTACCTCATCAAATTGCTGAGAAAGTAATTCTCGGCGATTATCGGGCGCTTCTGTTGGGACGATGGGTTCTGTAGTATCCAAAGTTATCTCCTATGATATTTCATCTGATTGGCTTGCTCACGCAATGAATTCATGATTTGATTGGCTTCGTTATGGGTCATGTTTCCCAATTGTTGAGCCAATACTTCACGCCGTTTTTCGCTTGAAGGCGGTGTGATTTTTGTTTCCATTGATTCATTGCCCACCTCAATACATCCATGCGCTTTCAGATGTTCGCGGTGTCGGCTTCGGCTCTGGATCATAGAGCCATCAATCATTGATTTATAAGGAGCAATGTCGCCCATAATCATGGGGGCATCAACTTCATCATTGGCTTTGTGTTTCTCAACCAATTCGCCATTACGTATAACGTAAGTTGTTCTCATAGTAGCAAAATTTCCTCGTCATCTGATTCGATGTGGTCGTCCCAAATTAACTGCATTTTGTCCAAATTAGACAACATTTTTTCAATGTCTGTCAATGTGACATTTTGCTTGGATGCGATTGTAGCAAATGTTTCAACATAAGGCGCAATTATTTCTTCGGGTATTTTGCCCTCAACAATCCGTTCGTATGCCTCAACAATCTCATCCCTGCGCTTTTTGTTCTTTTCTTGCTCACGTTTTAACTGTTTTTTGAGCTTGTCAGGGCCTGGGTCATGAGTGTCATCAATGTAAATAATAGGCGCAAAAGCCGTTACATTGCCAACCGCGCCCGTAGCTTGGACACCCGTTAATTGAATTGCTTTGGAAATTGAGGCAAAAGAACCCGCATATCCTGTTGCGGAAACTCCAGTTATGCCGAATGAACTGTTTGGGGTTAAAGAACCAGCCGATCCTGTAGCCGACACCCCACTCAAGGCAACGGTTACCGATTCGCTTTCATTACCCGCTAAACCAGAAGCCTGAACACCAGTTAGCCCAATGCTTGTTTGATTGACGGGCGATCCAACAGCGCCCGTTGCGCTTACACCTGTTAATGCTTCAACTGTTGCCTCTGTAACGTATCCCGCTACACCTGAAGCCTGAACGCCAATTAATGCGGCACTAACGGCAACACCAGGGCTGCCAACGCCGCCCGTAGCTTGATTGCCAAATATGGGCAGACTATCCCATTGGGCATCATCCCAAGTACCAGTGCCCCAAGGCCCTTGTGCCATTACGCAATACGCAGTAAGCCTGTGGTCGCATCGTTAGTGGGCATGGTCAATGTAAAAGTGCCAGCCGTTACTGTTTGCGAGCCAAAGTTATGAACGCTAACCGCTTTGTTACTAGCGCTTGAGTTGTAGATTAAAACAGCATCAAATGGCGTTGTAACCGTCAAAGCAGACCATGTAAAACTAGCGGATGGTGTCCAATATGCCGTTGTGCCGCTTGTAGCTGGCGCATTTGCATTAGTAACCGTAACACCGCCCGCTGTGTAGCCTGTGCCTGACGTATTCGTGACCTCATTGGTTGTTGAATATGCAGTAGTTCCCGCACCCAAACTGCCTGTCGTGAAGTACAAAGCCGCTTTAAAAGTGTTTCCAGTGCTTGGCGTGAAGTTATGAGTTCCAGTAAGCAATTCGCCCTTGAAACTTGTACACATTGCCGTTGTATTTGCCATTTTATTTCCTTAGAAAGATGATGCAGCGCCATCAGCAATGGCTGCGTGTTTAAGTTTTACATGAACCGAACGATGCACTAACTCGCCTTCAAACCAGTATTCAACCCATTCGGTTGTTTCTGTTTCGGTGTCTATTTGACCTTTGCGCTTTTCAAGCAAAGATTCATCCATTTCACCCTTGGTGGTTGTAATCATTTGATGACCTCCATACCAATCGCCTTGCCATCAGGCCCGCGCACAATTCGTTTGGGAGCCGAAATCATATCAACCACGTTTTTCATGACTTGGGTATTGTCATTCTGGTTTTTAAGCATTTCTTGCATCGCCCCAATGCTGTGATTATGGCTTTGCAAGACCTGTTGGTGTGAATTATTCACGTTGTCCATCATTGCTTGAATCATGCCGCGCAAATCTTGGTTCAATGTTGCGTGCATCTGCTGTTGTGCATCCATATCTTCGGGCAACATAGACGCTGAATGGCTGATTTGCGCAACGCGAATCTTGGTATTGGCATCTAGTTCAGCTTTAAAACGCTCCATTTGTTGCTCGCGCTCAAGTTTTGCGCTTTCCAATTGGGCGTTAAATTGCTGTTTTTGCACCTCAAACTGCGCTTGAGCTTGTGCAATTTGCATATCTGCCTGAACCCGCATTTGCTCCAACTGTTGTTGGGCCTGCATCTTCATCATTTCAGGGTTAGGTTTAGGCGGTTGTGGTTGAGCCATCTTTACCTTGATTTGGTCAAGTGCTTGGTCAATAACGCCCTCAAGTTGTTCGGATGACTTAAATGCACTAATGCCAAACTTCATGATTTCCATCAGAACAGGAGTCATTTCAGGGCTTGCTTGTGCAACAGGCATGGCTTGTTGTAAGAAGCCCGCAAATGCACCGATAAATTCGGTACGCTCACGCTTCATTGCGGCTTCGTCTAATTGAACCAGGCTGTCTGCCGCCACTTCAATCCTGAAATTGCGCAAAGGCTTATCTTTTAGCAACTGCAAAGCCTGCGGGATCATTTGCTGATCTGCGGGTTGCATCTGGCTTGCCGCCGCATACATCATTATTGTTTGCGGTTGGAACTTAGTGCAAATGATTTGCGCCTTTAGCCTAATCAATTCAGAAGCAAACAATGCCACTTCTTCTTGCATGGAACGCAATCTAAGGCTTGCAAACTGCCCTTTGATCTGTTGGGCGGTAGCTGTCTCACTTGCTTGCGATGCGCCCCTCAAGATGTCCGACAAACCTGTGATTTCGTAGATTTGTTGCTTGATTTCTTGTCTTGCGCGATAGCATTGCAGCAAAGCGTTTGCCAAAGTGTCCAGAGGCAAAAGGTCGATTGTTCCTTTCAAACCGCCTTTTTCACTGAACGCCATCCATTTATCAACGGGAACCAAGGTATTGTTATCACCCTCAGTCAACAATCGCTGAAGTGCGGGAACGCTTGAATCGTAAACGCCGCGAACGCGCAAAGACTTGACCAGCCCGTCAATTCGGTCGCTCAAGATGTCCAATTCATTGGCTTGGTCTTGATACAAAACGAAATCAGGAACAGGTACAAGGCTGTCGCTTGTCATCGTTGCATACAAAGGCTTGCAACATGGGAAAAACTGCTCTAGCTGTAGCGGGTCATCCCGCACATCAATAAACTTGTTGCCTTGCTTGCTGAACCAGTAAACCTTGGCGGTTTCTTTGTCCCATAATTCACAAATCTTGGCTCGGGTATATTCTTTTTGATTGCTTGCGTAGTTTGACAAAGGATCGGGGCCGCTATCCAACGGGATATTACGTGCAGCTTCCTCGCCAAAACGCTCAATCAGCGCGTCTTTGGTCATGTAGACCCAACGCCAGACTTGGGTTACTTCTTCCCATGTGCGGGCAACGCTGTGACCGAAATCAGCCCAATGCACATAGTCAGTAGGCGCACATTCGTACTCGATCTGCTCCATTGGCTGAACCATGCCAGCCGTGAAATCTTGGGTTTCTGCCTCGTCTGCATCTTCGGTGACTTGCAAGCCATCATCATTTTCAGGTAATTCAGGCATTCCAGGTATTTCAACAACGTGCGGCTCATAACGAACCCACGCTACCCCTCGGCCTCCCAAAAAGCGGTCTTCTACCGCATGGCGCATTGTGCTTCGGAAATCGGTGTAATGCTCGATCTCAAAGTCCAAAGCACGTTCAACCAACATTGACGCAACACGCCCAACTGGATCATTGTCTCCAAATCTACGGCTAACATCAGCCTTTGGCATTTTGCTGTAAACAGCAGGGATCAGGGTCTGTACGTTAGACCACAAAATGTTGAACTTGGCGGTATCGTTGCCGCTTGCGCTTCGGGTGTCATCCCTGTAACGCCTAATGATCTTCTTAGTGCGGGCTTCCCACTTTTTGAACTCATTGTCGTAAGTGGCAATTAGGGAGTTGTATTTGTCAACTTCAGTTGGGACTAATTCAGCCATTTTTGTTTCTTTCAGAAATTGCTTTTGCTTTGGCTCGGGCATCTTCTTTGGATGATGCACCCCATGCCCTCAAAGCAAGTGCCAACCGTGTGGGCTCACCGTTCTTTTCCATTGGGCCAGCAGTTGCACCCATACGCGCAAGAAATGATGCCCGCCTTGGGTTATCTCCTGATTTAACGGGAGGCTTTAGCTTGCCGCCTGTCTCTGCCGCATAGCTTGCCCGCCCTTTAGCGTTTAACCCGCCTTCAGGGTTTTTACCTTCTTTGCGAGTCCATGCGGCTGTCATTTGTTTTCAGGCTTTGCAGTTTTAGCAGCGTCTTTGAAATCTTTGTCGGTAGGGGCGTTTTTACTGCCCACTTTGTTCATTTTTTCGCCTGAACCCGCCTTGATTCGCTCTTGTTTAGCCAAGATATTGGCATAAAGTCCAGCTTTAGACATGATTAAGCCGAGAAAATGCCAACGGCAAACACTTCAACGCCCGCGCCTGTGGTGATCTTCCAAGCGCCGTTTCTGGATCGAACATTCAATTCAATGTCATACTGACCAATGCCACCGCCAGGCGATGCAGGCAATATGGTGTGACTAAAGCCTGAACCATCCAAAATGATGACGTTGCCTGTTGCAGCAGTTGATACAGTGCAAGCTAGACGGTGAATGTAGTCGCCAGCAGCGCCTGTGCCGCCCAATACTTGTGCTGTTGCGCTTGCAGGCACGTGTTCGTATTGGTATGCGTAAGGTGTATTAATTCCACTCATATTCGATTGCTCCTTGCGGTTTGTTTGTGGATAGCCCACATATCGTTCATTGTGACTTCGTTTTCAGGGCCAACAATCAACACTTTACTCGGGTCTGGCGGCTTGTCTCTTGGTTCTTCGCGCCAGCTAATAGCCAACATCCTCATTGCATCTGCGGGGTGACTTGTCCAATCGTGCTTTGGCGTTTGCCTAAAAGCCTTCTTGTCCTCATCGTACTCACGCTGATACTGCCTCAACGCCTCAATGCCATCTGCGCATTTTTCGGCATCAAACCAACATCTTGGCAATGCCATTCGCACCGCCTGGATGCCATCTTGAACCGTCAAACTTGGCACAATCGCCAAATTGTTAATGCCCAAGTGCGCCGCCATTTGCTCAATTACTGACTTCCCACCGCTTGCCAAAGTCCTTGCCCTTGCATCATGCGGTAAGTAGTGTTTTCCGTAATTGTAGGGTTTTTCTTTGATTTTTGACACAAATTCTTCGATTGTTCCACCAGAAAGGGCAAAATAATCAACAATATGTATCTCCCCTCCGATTACTTGATACCACCAAATCGCTGTGTCATCAGTATGGCCTAAGTCCCAGGCCGTGTGTGTTTTGACCTCAATTTGGTTCTCAACCTTGGTAATGCGCCCTTCTTCGGTCACTTTGCGCATCTCAGTTCCCCAGATCGCGCCCACGATTGCCGCCTCAAAGCTGCACTCATATTCCTGAAGATATTGATCCTCTGCCAATTGAGCCTTTGCCGCCTCTAGCTCTGACTCGGGCAACAACTTAGATTTGCTAGCTGGCAAAGATAGGCAAAACCACTCATTGGGCAATTTTCGGCTTGTCTCGTAGATGTTCCAAAATTGATTTTTGCCTTTGGGCGTTCCACCAAAGACACACCAACCCTGCTTGTCGGACAATGCGGGTCTGACTACGTTACCCCACACGCTAGGCTTAAAGTCGCCGTATTCGTCAAGGTAAAGGCCATCAAAGCCCAATCCTCGCATGGCATCAGCGTTATCCGCGCCAAACAACCTAATCTTTGCGCCATTCAATAGCTCAATGATTAGGTCAGCCTCATTGCTTGATTTGGTTATGGGGCGGGCAAAGTATTTGAGATAGTCCCAAGCCACACTCTTAGCCTGGCTTCTATATGGGGCGACATACCCAAACAAGGGCATTGGGCTTTTGCAAGTGATTGCCGCCCTGATGATGTCGTTGATAGCCGCTACCGTCTTACCCGCCCTTCGGTGAGCAACCAAGCAAGCCCATCTTTCAGTTCTGGCGTGAAACTCCCTAAACTGTTTTCTAGGGCTATACGGGATTTCTATGACTCCGCTTGCCATTTAATAATCATTTCTTGAGGGCCACCGTCTGCGCCCGTTACTTCGGATCGAGCCAACTTGGGTACATGGTACTCAACAACGCTCTGGAACATCTCAAACGCTTTGGCTGGATTTGGCTTTATGTCGTTCTCAGGGTCACCATGCGCAACGGCATCGAGCCATTCAGTGAGCCTGTGAGCGTTTGAATCAACAAACAAGGCTATGGCCTGTCTTGCCTCTTGTGTGCTCTTGTTGGGGATTCCAGCGGGTCTGCCATTGGGGTTATTAGTCCAACCCTTACGTCCATTGTGTTTTGGTTTGATGTTTTCAGTCATTGCCTTGCCTTGTTGGGTGAGGGCGTTGATTTGGTCTTTGATTACGTGTGCGAGAAAACAGGAAAATTACACACTCGACATCCTCAATTGCCTGTTTAACCGCCCTCATTTTTCTTTTTAGCCATTGCCTTCATTGCTTCAGCTAGGCGTTTACCCTTATCAGCTTCATTGTAGTCTTTGGCTACGCTTACGGGTACTCCTACTTTTTTGGCAAATTTCGGGTCATGTGCGGCGGCTGCCATCATTCTTGCTTGTGCGGGTGAATGGCTTGGCATGGCTTAATCCAAATACTTTAGTTTATACAATGTTGAATCAATGTTCTCTTGGATGTTATCCACAAGTTGATTCAGTTCTGAGTCTTGAGGTAATTCTTTCCGAATGTCCATTACAAACTTGGAAAGCACTTCAAAGTATTTGATGGGGTCATTGTTCGGAGGATGGTATTCATTGGGGAACTTCTTTAGTTGCCCGTATTTACCCATGTATGCCTCAGCATATGCGTCTGTTTGTTCTATGATCAGGTCATAAAACGTGCCAAGGGCCATGTGTTTGCTGAAACTATTGGTTGTCCAGTGCATCAAATGGGCGTTTGTGCCGCAATGCAGTAGTGCAAGGACAAAGTTTGAGACATAGCCAGCGTATTTATCCATGCTTTTTCCTAAAAAAAGTGGTGAGATTGCATTTTAATACAAACCCACCACAAAGCAACTGCAATTTCAGTATATCGGAATTGCAACTTTTTCGGGCCATAACCCTAAACTTGTGAGTTTCTGAATGGTTTTTATATGGGCTGCTGTCCACATAGCTTGGCGTTCATCTTTTGATAGATTCTTGCCCTGATCCAGTTCAGCATGGCAATTAAAGCAAAGGCTTGCAATCAAGTTATCGTCAGCCTTAATTGATCTGCCGCGTCCACCTCCCCAATTAGCGTGTGCCGCCACGACAGTCCCGTCATCTGCCCCACAGTGCTGGCAAGGTATCTCCCTTGCGTTTCTCAGTAATGTTGGAGAGCGCACATAGTCATGCTTTGGGAATTTCATTGAGCACAGCCCATTCTTCGTCTGTGATTAGCGGGATGGGGCTTGGCTCTAATTGCTTTTGCAAAGCATATTGAACAGCCATCTTTCGCGCATTGGATTCCATCTCAATCCGGTTGAATTCCCAATCTTCGTCAGTCATGGTTTTTCCTTGCTCGGATGCGAACTGCACACCAATCTGCGGCATTTATGTACTCATCCGTGTTTTCGTCATTTGCAAGTTCATCACATACCTTTGCACACGCCTCTCGTTCCCCAAGAATCATGATGTGGGCACGCTCCATCCATTTGTCACGCTCATTTTCACGCACCAGTGCAGCAAAGGCATCAAGGCATCCAAATTCACCACTGCAAGTGCAATCGCGTATGCCAGCCTCTCGCGCCATCTCCATAATGGTTCGTTTACGCCATCCAGTCATTTTTTACCCCTGCAAAATTGTTTCTGACTTAAAGATAGATCAGGGCTAAACCCCGCTATTGAGCATTCAGGATGTCTAAACACCTGATTAGCTGGCGGTGCAAACATCACAAAGATGCTAGCCAAGTAAAAAGCCAATCCGATAACAAACAAATAAACCATGTCAGTCATTGAACTGCTCCATGAATCTGAAATTTCCCTCGGTGTCCAAGGCTTCAAGTGTTTGGTCTTCTAAGATGTCTTTCACGTCTATACCTTGATACATCACAGCATCCACGCCAGTGTTATAGATTCCTGTGTCATCACGGTCATAAGACCAATGCACCGTAACAATGCCTGCGCCAAGTTGAGTGTTAAAAATCACAATAGCTCCTTTTAAAACCCTAGCGGGATGCAGGGCATGGCTAATTGTATATCAAACTAGACAAGTGATGCAACATCTTTGTAAATAATTCCATTTTCTGCGCCCCAGGCTTCCAAAAACGTGATGAATTCTGCTGCCCGTTCTTTGGAAAAGTCTCGGGTTTGCAAGCCTAGTTGTACAATTCCAGTGCCATCTAGCGAGGGGACAATCTGGCCTTGCGGCAGGCTTAACTGTTTGCAAAATTCATAGACCAAAAAGCGCTTCCACGATTCTGCGTCCCACTTGGCCCCTAAATGTTGCGCTTGAACAGCAATCTCTGACAGCATGGCGTGATACTTGGCGTTTTGGTCATCACTGCGTGTATCTGCTTTAATTTCCATCCGCAAGGGTTTACCAGCATTCAAAGCCTCTTTGACTTTAGGCCAGACCTTCGCCATCAGCGCAGAGGCTTGTTCAGCGGTTTGTAGTTTATAAATCACTGCACTGCCCCAATCATTCTTAAAGCCGCTTCAGGGCCGTCAACCCTGCACAACGTACCTCCACCCCAGTTTGCAAAAAAGTCCTCTTGTAGGGCCGTTAAACGCTTCCTAGGCCCATCCTTGACTTCCATCAGCCATGTGTGGTTTTTGTAGCCAACCAAAAGGTCAACAGGCAGGCCAATAATCCAGACGTAAGCGCCAGCAGCGCGTAAAGCACTTACGACTTGTTGTTGGTTAGCATCGACACGGGCGGCATATCTCATTTTTTAGTCCTGTTCATGCGGTCACGCAAATCATCTGCGGCTTTCTGGCCTCTACGCCTGGCGATGTCGTCTAACGTGATCTGCCACCAATTCCACGCTGCGGTCTTCCCATCGGTCTTCATTTTGGCTTTGAACCTGGCTATCCATTCCACCGCTTCCATTTGGTTCATAGTCTCCCGTAAGCTCAAGCGCTCTGAGGATGACAAATTCGCTAAATTCCCATCCTTCTTGGGCGCGGTCAAGGATTCTGTTTGCTTGTTCATAAGTCACTCAAAATTCTCCATGCTGTTGCTGCGCACAATGGGACTTGTCCGTTCCCAATTGCTTTAAGTCTGTCCACCCTAGCGGCCACCCCATCAGCCACTCGACCCACGTTGGGTTCAATTTCCCACCACCTACTGACGCTGCCGTAGCTTCTGGCAAATTCGGATTGAATCCCCTTGCTGCGGCTTTGCTCATGGCTTCCGCACTTGTTGCTCCCTTGAAGTCCGATGCTCGAGGTGTAGGCCAATTTACTTGTGCCGTTAATGTTGGTGTGTTCCGCTTGTGTTCGCTCGGCGCATTGGTTTCCTTCGCCATGTGTGCTGTCGGCGTAGGCCAATTCTGTATATTGCTCACTTGATCCCTCAAATTTGCTGGTTTGCTTCTGCCAGGTCTTGCTAATGTTGCTTCTTTGTGCAAGGCTTGTTCTGACTTTGGTGGCAATTTGTCCATTGTTGTTGGTGTTGCCCATTTTTCCGACAATCCAAATCCTGTCCCTTTGGTGATTGGCTCCAACATCGGCTGCTCCCATAACAGTCCATTTCGTGTCATACCCCAGCGCGGTAAGATCACTAAGCACTCGTTCAAGTCCTCTAGTAACGAGCATTGGGCTGTTCTCCACAAAGACGTATCTGGGTCGTACTTCGCCAACCACCCTCGCCATGTGTCCCCACATTCCTGATCGTTTACCATCAATTCCTGCGCCTTTTCCAGCTGCACTAATGTCTTGACATGGAAAGCCACCACTGATGACATCGACAACTCCTCGCCAGGGATGTCCGTCAAAGGTTTGTACGTCATCCCAAATCGGGAAAGGCGGGAGAAGACCGTCATTTTGTCTGGCGCACAGTACGCTAGCTGGGTAGGGTTCCCATTCAACTGCACAGACTGTTCGCCATCCGAGAAGTTTTCCCCCAAGTATTCCTCCACCAGCGCCTGCGAATAAAGCCAACTCATTCATGCCACCTTTCCTTTCAATGCTTGCATAATTTTTTGCCGTATTTCAGCCGGAGGAGGACCAGTTCGTGACTTGTCTTCATCCAGCTTTTGCAAAGCAGGGTCACGGACATTGCTGGACGGCACAGTGGTTTTGGCAATGTCGCCAAAAAATGGCTTGGGTTTGACCCAGTCAGCCTTAAAGCTTTGCCATCCACGAACAGAACATTCAGCCAAAGCTTGCTCGAGCGACCAGCCAGCCAAGTCGGCTTCTTTCTGTATCAATTTAACAACATTGTCTGTGACAGGTGCTTTCTTGGCTTTTCTCAGTTTCACAAAGTCTTGCCAAACATCAACACTAACACCGACAGGTGTGTCTGTTGGTTTATGGTTCTTGGTTAGTGGTTCTTGGTTAGGTGGAGGTTCGTATACGGCATGTGCACGGTCCGTGCGCTTTTCCTTACGCTTTGCCTCTCTTTCATCAGCGATTCGTTTGTTGATGTCGGCATTTTTATGATAGTTCAACAGTTCAGCAAGTATCCTATCCTGAACATATTGACCATCTTTGTCTAGCGTAAAAAACCGACCAAGCACAAACTTGATGGCCTCAATTTCAGCTTCAGTAGATGCCCAAGTCCATTCAATTGCTTGATCAAAAGTTGGAAAAACTTCACGGTCATAGCAAGAATCAATAAGAAGCGTATACGCTCCGTGTTGCAACATAGTCAGCCGACCAGCCTTCTTTGCGTAGTCGCCAAGATTTCTTTTGTAGTAATGCATTATTCAACTCCACCAAAAACATGAACGATTAAAAACCGTTCAGTTGGAGCATCTAATAAAAGACGTTTAGCTTCTTGTTCAGCTATTTCATATGTCTCATGGACACATGTAAATCTAATGCTGTGATTGTGCCTAGCATGACGCATAACAGCGTATTTGCCGACAAGACTATTGATGGGTTTTTCTGCCGCAAGCAAACGCTTGGGTTTTTTGAGTGTGAGTGTTGCCACTGCGTAACCTTACTGATGTAGGTTGCTGATACTGAAACATGGTCGGCAGGACGGTATCAGAATCGTCTTTTCGGGAGCTACCCTAGCCGTGTTTGCAAAATTCTACCTTAAAACAGTACAGTTATGAATTGCTTCACATCACACCCCGCATCTCCCAGCCTGCCAGGAAATAGTTCCAGCGCTGTTGCATAGCAGGGTTGATGTACTTGTCTCCATCCATCGATAAATCAGACTCTGTATAGCCTTTTGAGGACATCAGGGCGTGGAATACTTGTCTAGATTTCATGTGTTCTTCTCCTTTGTGCGCTGTGGTGGGTGTGCCTTACATTTGTCGCACTGGCAAACAACATGAAGTGACCCTTCAACTTTGGTTTCTCTTTTTTTTGCCCAAATGTGGTAATTTGGGTCATCATGAATGAATTGATTAAATTCTTTCAATGTGGTTTCATGCGGTTTTGCCAATCGTTCTTTGAGTGCGGTAATAGCTTCATTTATGTGACGGCTTTGTGTGTAATGTGTTTTCACAATTTCTAATGCAAAAAGAGCCAATTTCATTGCTTCTTTGTCAGTCATGCTTGTCCCCTTGCTCTGATTGCTTTAGCAATGTGCATTTCTCTGTCTTTTATTGGGCCTAACCATTCTTCACACAACTGGGCACACGCCTGACGCTCTTTGGCGGCTACAAGTTTGGCAAAAGCCACAATTTCTGGCTGAACTTCGCTGTGCGTAAACAACCCAACTTGTTTAGCCATCTCAATGATTTCATCTTGTGTCATCGCTTCATACCTCTGATGTATGCGGCAAAGCTTGCCACTGTGTCACGACCAAAAGGACCGGTAAACTTCTTTTCCAAGTCATTGGCAACCTCTTCCAGGGTGTCGTTGCGGTGCAAGTGAACAAACTCAGCAGGATGCGAATGCACATCCATGTGGGCTATCTGCCTCTTGCGCCAGCCGCTGGTGTGTTGCCAGCTACCTTGCTTTAAAGCCAGTTGCTCAAAAGCCTCATCCTCTTCAGTCATTTTTCTTTCCTTTCAAACCATTCAGGTTTCAATTCTTTCAGTTGATAAAGTCTTAAAGCAGGAATCCCTGATTTCTTCCACTTGTAAACGGCGGGGGGACTGATGTTGAGTAGCAGGGCTACCTTGTACAACGTAGTGTGTGTTTGGAGTTCTTGAATGTTCATGTGCGGTATAGTAGCAACTATTGTCGGTAAATGCAATAACCCCACGACTAGATAAGGTATTTTACTGTTGTGTTTGACAATAGGATTTAGATCGAATAAAGTTCAGTCACTCCATGTCGGAGTTCAAAGGAAAACCAAATGAAACTAAGCGACTTAATTGAGATCCAAGCAGAAGTAAACAAAGCGTTGGATGCCTATCAAAAGTATCGTGGCTCTGAAGCAGACTCAGCCGAGTGGGACCGTGTAGCAAAACCCCTTGCAAAGATGGTCGGCAAAATGGATGCGATTATTTACATGTACTCACGCAAAGTAGATGTGGAGGTCAAATGAGCATTGACCAACACTTTGACGGCTTGCTCAACCAGCACCAAGCCAGCATCGACAAAGCAGACGAAAATAGAATTTTGCGTGAAGAATACATCCAGAAATGTATTCAAGAGTTTAAAGACTCAGATGATTGGATGTTTGACCTCAAGTACGAAAAGGTCAGCAAAGATCAATTCTTCTTTGAGTTGCTGGGTGACAGCCATAGTGCTTTAAGCCATCAAGAAGACCTCACCAAGGCCCTTGTGATGCTGTTGCAGGGTAACGCTACCCAGGCGGCTTGGCAAGTCCAAGAAACCCTTGCAAACATGATTGCGGAGAAGCTATGAGCATCTTTACCAACCTGTTTTCTGGCATCACGTACTTCACCAGTGATTCATTCAAGGCCTCGCCTGACCACACTTATGTCAAGGCAGGTGACACATGGATATCAGATAAAGGCCAAGTCATCATCGAGCAAGATGATGGGTATCTCAATATGCATACTGGTGTGCATTCAACCTGGGGCGACCCATTCGAGGAGAAGCAATGAACTGGATCCCGCCTAAAGGCACAAAGGTCACCCGTCCCTGGGTGTCTGTTGAGCATAAATCATATGCATGGTCCAGCGGATCAAACGTGCAGGAAACGTGGAAAAAGTATGGTTGGGTGCCCCCCAGTCTCAGTATGGACCCACCCCCCCCTGAAAAAGAAATCAAGCCTTTAAAAGTAGTAGGAGGTAAGCGATGAACTGGGAAAAAGATGTTGTTCACTACAACATGGCAATGCAACAGTATTTAAAGTGCGTTGAATACAAAGATGTTCGACTGGTGCTGGTGTATGAGCGAGACATGCTTGATGAGCATGTTTTAAAAAGCGTACAAACCCCTGATGGACAAGACATAACCGATCTCATGCGGGATGCGTCCATTCAATACTTGGAGTCAACACTGTGAAAGAGTTTTATCAACAAATGAAACAGGAATTTATGCAGTCAGATACAGAATACTGTTACTACTGCCTAGAATCTAAATACGACAAATGGTCATGCTGTAAAGAGAACCACTTCGGGCGCTTTGGCGACTTGTATGAAGAGGATCAACACTACATCATCACATCAGAATATGAATTGGCTTTTGGAGAAAAGAAATGAATGTGTATCAAAAACTGAATGCGGCTAGAGATGAATTTCATCAAGCCAAACTTAAAAAGTCTGGGCATAACAAATTTGCCAACTACTACTATTTTGAGTTGGGCGACTTTGTCATTCCCGCTCTAGAGATCTTCAAGATACATGGCCTCACTTCTATCATCAGCTTTGGCAAAGAAGAAGCCAGCATGACGATTGTGAACAACGATCAACCAGAAGAAAAGATTGTCATCACAAGCCCCATGTCTAGCGCCGCTTTAAAGGGCTGTCATGAGGTCCAAAACCTTGGGGCAGTACAGACATACCTGCGCCGCTATTTGTGGGTTGCCGCCCTTGAAATCGTTGAGCATGATGCCTTGGACGCAACCACAGGACAGACTGCTGTAACCAAGCATAAACCCACAGAGGGAGCATTGATCAACCCCAAGCGTGAAAGCTTGTTGCGGGACGTTGCCATATCAGTGAAGGACCACATGGACCAAGACGATGTCATGGGTGCCTATGAAGAAGTTTCAGGGATAACCGACTCTGAAGAGAAGACATTCCTTTGGGGATTGTTGGATAGTAAATCTCGGTCTGCAATTAAAAAACAAGCTGAACTAGCGAAAGGAAACTAAGTGGCTGAATTTGACAAAACGAACAGGGGATCTCTTTCTAAAAACAAAAAGAAAGAGAACGAAACCCACAGTGACTACAACGGGTCTATCAACGTAGATGGCGTTGAGTTTTGGTTAAACGCCTGGATCAAAGATGGCAAGGACGGGAAGTGGATGTCTTTGCAAATCAAAAAGAAAGGCGAAACCTTTAGACAGTCCTCTGAACCCACACGCAAAAGCGTTCCAATCGCTGATGATGATGTCCCTTTTTGAATAGGAATTGAAATGTATAAACTTGAAATGCAAATTATTGGCGGTGGTTTGATCACCATTGAAACCTTTGACTTTGAACAGATCCGCAAGATCCAAGCGATTGTGCAGGCGGTTGAAGAGTCAGATTGGGATCTAGGCACCAAGGCCGAAACCCCAAGTGCGCCCACAAAGCGCCGTGGTCGCCCCCCTGGATCCAAGAAGAAGTAATTAACCGGGGGAAAGCGCAAGCAAGTACCCCAACTAAAGGAAAAACTATGAACTGGTTTAACAAACTGTTTGGCACAAACCCCAAGCAAATGGCACGTACAGAGGACCCAGACACCAGCAAGGAGGCCGCAGAGACAGTGCAGTCTGCCCAGCTTGAACAACTGGTCTATGAGGTCATAAAAGAATTCCCCAATGGTTGTACCTCAGAAGAGGTTGAACGGGCTCTATATCAGTACAGGTCCCACAGCATCACCCCCAGGTTCGCACCCCTGCTTAGAAAGGGATTGATTGTGGACACTGGGTTTAGAAAGAAGAGCGCATCAGGGCGCAGTCAAAGAGTAGTGAGGGCCGTATGATGGAAGTTATTGGCTGGTTCCTGGTGTTACTACTTGGATTCGTAGTAGCCGGGATAGTTTCAATCTCAATACTTTTCTTCACAGACATATGAACACATGGCAATACGCACTCATCGAGCGCACACCAGAGGGTGAAATTGTTAAACAGATAGATGTGACTGAAGAAGTCATACATCTATACAAGCAGATAGAACTCTTTCAGGCATGTAGCGATGCCCACATAAAGAGGATCTTAGGCGACCTTACGCACTAAGGATTGCAAGGGCTTGGTTGGTGTGGGCAATGCGCTCTTGAAGGCCGATTGTCCCGCCATTGATCTTCTTTGTAAGACCAGCCCAATCAGCATTCTCTGCCAATCGGTTGCAGTCATGGGTTGACCAAAACCACCCAGCAGTCAGTGCCGCAAATTTAGGTGTGGCAACAAGGTCCGGCTCCATCACAAAGTCAGCACCTAGTGCTTGTCCAGCGTGGAAGTAATTAGCGTGTCCGGTAAGTTGAATACAACCACGACCACGGAAACGATACCCGTCACCACTAGTTTCATCACGATTGCCCATACGACTAGCGTAGACCATGTTGGCGATTTTTTTGGGGTTTCTTGCATATTGATTCGCAATCTCAAGAGTTGGGAAACGCTTGGGCCACAGCTTCATCAGTGTCTCAGCCCTATAGTTAAGATTCTCTTCCAAGGTCTTAAAGTGCCCACATTCGTGTCCACATTGACCGATAAAGGCCGCTTGCTGGCGTGGAGTAACAATTCCAAACCGGGTGAATGTGTCGTTCAGTGCTGGAACCCATTCAAGGCCAATGTGAAGCTTTTGGAGTTGGTCAGCGTTTACCATTGATCTTCTCCCTCACTTCGTTGTAACTGTCGATGCAGGCGTTGAGTTGGACGGTGTTTCTGTCTCCTTCGATTGCAATGGCGACAACAGCTTTAATAGCCTCTCGGTAAGGGTCGGGTCTTTCTTCTCCCCGATCTCCGCTGGCAGGGGTGGCATCTGGGGTGGGTTGTACGCAACTTGTGGGGGCTTGGACAGGAAACCGCAACTTGCCAGCATCAACAAGCTTGTAAGCATCAGACTGTTTTTTAGAGATTTCATTTTTGGCCTTTCTTAGTGCGCTATCTTTGTCGTTCAATGTCTGGGTCAAAGCCTGTTCAGTTTCTCGAGACTTTTCATTTAACTTGGCAATCTCTGCCTGCATCTCAGCATCTCGATCAACCCACCCGGCATGGTGCCCATATCCGTAGGCACCACCAACAGCAACCATCACCCCAACAATAATCCAAGGATTAAGCATACTGACCTTCTTTCCTTGCCAAAGCAATCTCTTCTCTCACAGAGTCAGGCTCTAAAAAGGTTGGGGGGGTTGTGGGTGGTGGAGGGGGGGTCCAGGTTTCATCCAAGGGGGGATTTACCCACACAGGAAGGGCATTAGAAGGTCCGGTAGTAACGCTAGGCGCTCCGGTAGTAGATGCTCCGGTAGTAACGGGAGGAGGGTTAATTGCCGCAGTCACAGCACCCACAGCCCTCTTGCCAACAATGCCGCCAATCCCACCAACAATCAACAACACAATGTCGTTAAGCATCTTGGTATAGGCTTGGTCTATCGGTGCCATCGACTTGATAGGCTGAGTCACAAACGTCACTGAATAGAGCAAGGCAAACACAATGCCAGCTAGGATGATTGTGATCATTACAACCACAAATCCCCATATCCTGACCTCAATCTCATCAGGCGTGTATTTATTTTTTAACATCTTCTACCTTCTTTTCTTCAACTTTGTTGGTCAAAACAGGCGCTACAAGATATTCAGGACATGTCTGCGTGAACAAACAACGAGGCTTTTGGCACTCTTTGAGATCAAAGTTGTCTGGGTTCTGACAGATATAGCGATAGCGGTCTTCACACCCGGCAAGCAGTGCAATCAAAATAAAGAGAAACTTACTTTTCATTCTGTTTTCTTTCTTCATTGATAAACTTGCGATCTTCTTCTAACTGCTTACGCAAACGCTCCATCCGCTCAACTTGAGCCTTGCTTTCTTTCTGTGCCGCCAATGTGTCGTAGTAGATACTGCCAATCAATGGAAGCATCAACAAAAACACCAGGACCATGCACACTAGAGCGATTAGAAACCCCATCTTACCTTTCGATCCATCACCAGGAGGCTGAAGAACAGGGCTAGGTAAAGAAGAAACGCTATACATACTGCGGCGTAAATTGCCTTGTCCTGTATTGCGCTGATTACCTTTCTTCGTTGCCATTCAATCTCTCTTTGTCTTTGCTCTTGAGCCAGTCTTGCTTCCTCTTGCTCTTCAATGATTTGCACTCTCATTGCGTTAACCCGTGTGTACAAGTTACCCAATTCAGGTGGAGATTGGTACACCATTATTTCCCGAATCTCTTTGGCTAACTTCTCGAATTGTGTCTTGGCTAACTCCCTGTGTAAAGCCGACTCCATGATGTTTTGGTTTGGGTCATAAACAGTCTTGGACTTCTCTTCTTCCTCTCGAATGTGGTCAGCAAGCTGTTGTTGGACTTTGAAGAACTGAGACAGATTTGCCGCCAGATCTGCCACTACTGCATTCTCATCCCAAACCTGGGGTTCAGCCTTCTTAGGCTTGAGTGCAACAGCGGCAGTGGGCTTGGGCTTCTTCTTGAAGAATCCAAAAAAACCTCCGACTTCTTCTGCAATTGCCTGGACTTCTTTTGCCGCCTTTTGAGCAGAAGCAACAGTCCCCTTTACCTCTTTGTATAACTCACACCCTTTGCGGATAGCGGCAACACAGCCGTTTGCCATCGCCAGTAGGGTGAGCGGGTCCACATCAGGGCTTGTCTTGTTTGTTGTCTAGCTTGTTGAAGATCTGTTTGAGGATGTCTTTGATTTCTGCAATGTCAGTACGATAGTCATCTTTTGTGACATATGCGTGTGGCATCTCATTAATCTTGTCTTCAAGCTTGGTGATCTGCCGGGTCAATGTGTTGATCACATAGACAGCAAGAAAACCAGCAATGCTGACAATAGCGTTAAATAGTTGTTGAACATCCATGATTACCTTGGAGGTACTGAGCGATAAGGACTGCCAAGCTTTTGAGCCTCTTTATAAGCCTCTAATTGCTTCTTGGTCAGTGTACCTGAAGCAAGTTCAGATGGGGTCATACCTAGGGGCAATAACGCCTCTGCAACATTGCCTATAGCTTGTCTAGCATTGGCGGCTTGACCAGCAGTCATAAGCAGGCCAGCGGCACCACCAACCTTCATTGCCTTACCAAGCACTGGGTAATCTTTGGGTGGTGGAACACCCATAGCCTTGCGCTCTTCCCGATTCAGGGTCTGAACAGGGATGTTTTCTTTTAGCCATGTGTCATACTTTTTGATATCAGCATAAGCCTTATCCATAGCGGTTTGACCACCACCATAAGGTTTGCCCTGGTTGAATTCATCCTTCATAAACCTGCGGATGTCAGGACCAAATTGCTTTTCAAGGTAGTTGTCAGCGCCACCAAAACCTTCTTTAAATACCTTACCTTGCATCTCAGCGGCAATCGCTTGCTTGGTTGGGCGACCACCAGTCTTTTTGGTTTCAGCAGTGGGCTTCGGTGGTTCTTTGGTAGGTGCTACAGGAGCGGCAGTTGTTGCTCCAATATTCATGTACGGATTAGGGCCCTCTGCAACAGGAGCAGTCTGTACAGCAGGCGATGCTAAA